ACTGCTCACATAGCAGCGGATCAAATTGTTGCTTCATTGATTGCTGATGACGCTATAAATTCTGAACACTATACAGACGGTTCAATAGATACAGTTCATATTGCTGACCTAAATGTAACTACAGGTAAAATAGCAGCAGATGCTATAACCAGTGCTAAAATAGCAGATGATGCTATTGATAGTGAACATTACACGGACGGTTCAATAGATACTGCTCATATTGCCGCTGACCAAATAACAAATGCTAAAATTGCTGATGACCAAATTGATTCTGAACATTATGTAGACGGCTCAATAGATACTGCTCATATTGGTGATGCTCAAGTTACTTTAGCTAAAACATCAGGAGTAAAAGGATTTGCTATTGCAGCAGCAATGATATTTGGATAATATATCTTATATAAATATATGAAGAAGAACATGATATTGAACGAAAAAGAAAAAAAAGAGATAATGAAAAAAATGAAATCTGACAGTAAAGTTGATTTTGTCGATATTATTATTGAAATGAAGAAAAAACAAAGGAGACAATTAAATGGCAACACCAAATCTAATTAATGTAGATACTATTACACCAGTAACTAATGTTTTGGCAGTAACTACAAGTAGAGTAGCAATTATTGATGTGGCAGCCGAATATGTTGCAAAAGTTAATACTTTGATTATTGCAAATATTGATGGCTCAAGCGCTGCAGACATTACTGTAGAAATTAGTATTAACAACGGTTCGGCTTATTTTCCAATTGCAAGTACAATTTCTGTTCCAGCAGATTCATCTTTATCACTTATTGGAAAAGACAATGGATTTTATCTTGATGAAACAGATTTATTAACAATAACAGCATCAGCAGCAGGCGATTTAGTTGCAACTGTTTCTTTCGATTTAATGAAAGACGCTTAACAAAAGGAGTTATAAACTATGCCTTCAAATGGTGGTATTATAGGTCCAGTAAATGTACCGGATCAAGATGGCAAATCAAAAATAACTGCTTTTAATTCTAGTGGTACGTTTACCATTTCCACAAACAACACCCTCGATACAGCAACTGTTTTAGTTGTTGCAGGTGGTGGTGGTGGACAAACTAATGGTGGTGCTGGTGGAGGTGGTGCAGGCGGACTTCGTTTAATAGCTAATTCCCCTTTACCTGCTTCTGGTGTACCTGTTACTGTAGGTGCTGGAGGTGCGAATAGTGCTACTCTTGGTGAATCTGGTGATGAAGGCGCAAATTCCGTATTTAATTCTGCTGCTAATGCTATAACTTCTGCCGGAGGCGGTGGAGGCGGTGCAGGATATATAAATGGGGGTAATGCTCCCGAAGGTGGAACAAATGGTGGTTCTGGCGGAGGTGGTGGTTTAAGAAATGCTGCTGCAAGTGCTTCTGGTGCTTCTCCCGGTGGAACTGGAAATACTCCTCCTGTAAGTCCACCTCAAGGAAATAACGGAGGCAACGGAGAAAATACAGCTAATCAACCAGGTGGTTCCCCTCAAATGGCAGCAGGTGGTGGCGGTGGTCATGCAGCTGCAGGTCAAACAGGTCAAGTAAATGATGGTGGTGATGGCGGTGCAGGAACAGATACAAGTCCAACTTTTGGACCAGGATATGGAGATAGTAACTTTCATGCAGGAGGCGGTGGAGGAGTGACTCAATCTCCTGCTTCAGCTTTTGCTGCGGGTGGTGCTGGTGGCGGTGGTCGAGGCGGAACTGCTGGAGCTGCTGGAAATGGTTCAGGTGATGCTAATACAGGTGGAGGTGCAGGCGGAGGACCTGTTGTATCAAATGGCGGATCTGGAGTAGTTTTAGTTAAGGAATCAGTTAGACTGATTAGTGGTATGTGGACAATGAATGACGCTTACGAATATAAAAAAACAGACGAATGGGTAAATCCAGAATAAGGAGTAATATATGGCACATTTTGCAGAGTTAGACGGAGATAAAAAAGTATTAAGGGTGTGTGTTGTTGACAATGCCCATGTTCCTTCCGACAAACACGCTGATGGTGAAACATGGTGTGAAAATTTCTGGACTGGTACATGGAAACAAACATCATATAATAATAAATTTAGAAAACAATATGCTGGATTAGGTATGACCTATGACGCTGATAAAGATAAGTTTATTACTATTAAACCTTACACTTCATGGGTATTAGATAGTAATGATGATTGGCAAGCTCCAATTGCAAAACCAGATGATGGTAAAATATATTTATGGAATGAAGATGATTACCAAGCAGATAATGAAACAGGATGGGATGAAATAGAATAATGAGTAGGTTTTATCAAAATGGTGGCCATATTGGAGTGGCTGGAGGTGCTGGAGATTTCCCTGTTGGTGATGTTATTACTTCATACACATCATCAGGAACACACTCCCCTAACGGAGCTCCCACAGCAGATGTATTAGTTGTCGCAGGTGGCGGTGGTGGTGGAGAAGATGTTGGTGGCGGTGGCGGCGCTGGAGGTTATAGAGTTTTATCTACACACCCAATGCCAGCAAATGATATTTCAGTTACAGTAGGTGCTGGTGGTGCTAAAAATGGTACCGTAGGCGCTAATTCTGTTTTTGCTTCAGCTTCTAGTCCTATAACATCAACAGGAGGTGGGGGTGGTGGAAACTATCCTAACGGAGATGGTGATGCTGGAGGATCTGGTGGAGGAGGTTCTGGACATCCAGGCGCTGGTCAAACAACTGCTGGTGGTGCGGCCAGTCCTTCTGGTCAAGGAAATGTAGGAGGAGCATCTGGACCTATAGCTAACACACCCGCTTTGTTAACGACTGGTGGTGGTGGAGGTGGTTCAGCAGCCGTAGGTGGGGCAGGAGCATTTTCTCCCGAAGAATCTAAAACTGCAGGAGGGGCAGGAACACCTAATACTATAAGTGGGTCTAATGTAACATATGGAGTAGGAGGATCAGGTGCTAGTGATGGTGGGTCACCAGTTGCCTCTGGAGCTGCTAATACAGGAAATGGTGCTGATGGTGCAGGAAATGAAGGAAGTAGAGCAGGTTTAGGTGCTGATGATGGTGGTATTGGAGGTTCTGGTGTAGTTGTAGTAAAAGAATTAGACCACAATGCTATAACATCTGGAATATTTAATATGAACTCTTGCTTTAGAGCTATAGTTGCAGGAAATTGGCCGACTTAATTATTGATATTTTTAAACTACTATATAATAGAAAGGTGAATACAATATGAATTTAGAATATTATTACTGGTATTTCAAATCAGCAATCCCCCCTAAAATCTGTGATGATATTATAAAATACGGCAAATCACAACAAGAACAATTAGCACTCACAGGTGGTTTTGAAAAAAAAATAATCGAGGGCGAAGAATTAACAAATAAAGAAATAAAAGATTTATCAAAAAAAAGAAAATCTAATGTTGTTTGGATGACTGATAGATGGATTTATAAAGAAATACAACCCTATATTCATCAAGCAAATGCAAATGCAGGTTGGAACTTTGATTGGGATTGGTCTGAATCATGTCAATTTACAAAATATAAATTAGACCAATTTTATGATTGGCATTGTGATTCATGGCATAAACCATATGATAAACCTAATGATTCAAACTCACATGGAAAGATAAGAAAGTTATCTGTTACATTAAGTTTATCAGATGAAACTGAATATGAAGGTGGAGATTTTGAGTTTGATTTTAGATGTTCTGATGATGGTTCAAATCAACCTCAAGTATGTAAGGAAATAAGACCGAAGGGATCCATTGTGGTATTTCCTTCTTTTGTGTGGCATAGAGTGAAACCAGTAACTTCTGGGACACGATATTCACTTGTAATTTGGAATTTAGGATGGCCATTTAAATGATATATAAAATTATAAAACAAGCGGTGTCAAAAGAATTAGCAGAATTTGTTTATTCGTATTTTTTAATGAAAAGAAATGTTGCAAGAAAACTATTTGATGATAGATATATTTCTGGATTTAATACCGATTTTGGTGTTTGGAATGATAAACAAATTCCTGAAACATATTCACATTATGCTGATATAGTAATGGAAACATTATTACAAAATTTGCAACCCAAAATGGAAAAAGAAGCAGACTTAAAATTAATACCAACTTATTCATATGCTCGTATATACAAAAAAGGTGATATTTTAGAAAGACATAAAGATAGGTATTCATGTGAAGTTTCTACTACTATGAATTTAGGTGGTGATGACTGGCCAATTTATTTAGAGCCGTCTGGTGAAGAAGGAAAAGAAGGCACTAAAGTTATCTTAAATCAAGGTGATATGTTAATTTATAAGGGATGTGAAGTAGAACATTGGAGAGAAGCATTTGAAGGAGACAATTGTGGTCAAGTGTTTCTTCATTATAATGACGCTTCTGATCCTAAAGCAGAAGAAAATAAATACGATAGGAGACCTTTTCTAGGGTTACCAACTTGGTTTAAGTCTTAAATATATTATAAATATAAGAAAAGATTTAATATATAGGAATTTGACTCATGGCAACAATACAAAACATCACTATTGACCAAGATGCTGATTATACAGAAACGGTAACTGTAAAAGATTCTACAGGAACAGTAGTGGATTTGACTGGTCAAACAGTAACTAGTAAACTAAGAAAAACTCACTTATCAACTAGTGCAACAAGTTTTACGACAGCAATCGTAAGTGCAACTGATGGCACAGCTTCTATTACATTAACAGATACAGTAACATCAGGTCTTACTGAAGGTCGATATGTTTGGGACTTAACAACAACTACT